TTACGGCTTCCTGAACACGCTCGGCAAGTACTTGGGTAGTTTTAGCAGAAGCGCGCCCCGCAATCCAATAGAGTGCCCAAGGCATCATTATAGAGAGCAGTTGGGCAGTCCAGTTCTGGTACCGGACTTCCACTTCATCAGATATCCTTAGTTTTTTCTTTCTGGTCATCTAACATTTCTATAAAGTCAACTTCTATAATTTGAGCATCCCGTTTGAGACGAACACGTTCTTTTTCTGCAATATCCGGAATATTATCAATTTGTGCAGCGAGTTGTAATCTGTCTACCGATTGAATTCCCACCATTTTTGAATCAAGCGCATAAATTTTAATCGGTTTATCTTTGGGCTCTTCCAATTTCTCAGTATCCTGTCGATCAAGCTGCTTTATCTTCCAAGCCTTAAATAGTAAATCTCCATATACTTCCATATCCTTAGAACCGAGAGAAGTTGATAAAACCACCTGAGCTGCTTTAGTCAAGTTCTCATAAAGCATATTCCTGTGTGCACGGTTTTCTATAGTGTCATCTGCATAGAAGAGGTTAATAGCTTCGGAATACATTTCACGTGCACGTTGGAATGATAATTCGAAAGGTTTATGCCTGAGAAAAGCGATTGCATTTTCTTTTCCATATTTACGGTTAATACCGATCATGGCGTACAATGCATTATAATAATCCAACTCATCATCTGTGAGTTCTTCCGTACATCCCGATGCCAGGTAATCCTGCAGACGGTCAAAATAAGATGTTTCAAACATTACCCTATGTCTCCGTAAAATATATCATTTACTGCGTTTTGGAATGCAATTTCCCTACGTAATTTATCAAACCGTTGTGCCTGTGTAACATTCTCTCCTGTTTCAGATGCCACACTCATGGAAATTCCCTCCTTTGCCTGTTGAAGCAATTTACCACGATCGTAATGGAATTTAAGAGGAGAACCTATCAAATTAAAATCCCATTGAAATTCATCGAAAGGAATATGATAATACATAGCTATCTGTTTAGGTTGATAGCCAATTGCCGCCAGACGTTCATACTCATCGAAATCAATCCGGGAATACCAGTCTGGTTTATCTTTCCACTTAACTAATTCGTCCGCTACGAAACTCATAAATCTTTTTACTTTTTAAAAATACATACTGTTCTTCCATTGCATTCTCACCATAATTTCCGGAACCTTCCACGACGTAACATCCGGCTGCCGTATCCATGCAAGTTATCTTTTTATGGCTCCAAGCGAAAGATAACTGAATAGTACCATCTCTTTGCAATGCCATCAAACGTTCGAATATTTTCGGCATACGGAATTTGATTGTTTCAGAAATATGCAAATGTATGTTTCCTATCACTCCTTTGTCTTGCCAGCGTAATAATGCATTTATAATGCGTTCATTGGTAGAATATGTCGCTATATACAGGTGCTCAATATAACCGACATGTTTAACCAGGTAAACAATAAAAGTAAAGGCTGTGAAACTTTTCTTTGTTTCAATAAAAAATATTTCATCATCATTCGGTAGCCTTCCACATAGCTCTTTCAGGT